AATATTATACGAAAGGCCGCTATAGGGAATTTGAATTAAAGTAATTTTCTTTTCACAATTACAATAATGCCATATGGTGTCTTACCTATATATAGGACTCCAGACACCAATTATATAGATAAGTTGAGAGACACCCGATGAGTTCTAGAGAGAGAAACTGCTGCTTCTCTCTAACTTCTATACACACAATAACACACAAACGATGTCATTTTAACAATGGACCTGGATGCTGGGCCAATTTCATGGACTTCTTCTGAATTTAAACTTCAGCCCAATTAAATAAATTGGGCTTCCAATTTATACCGTAAATAAACAGACATCCCATATGCATGCACAACTCCTTTTTCGTAGAAAAATATGTGCCGTTCATTTTAGGGTAATTGGTATGACATAGACATGACATGCAATAGCATTATAAAACCATCTACATCCGTTCTTTGCAAAACAACTTCGTTGTTTGCTAGGGTTTCTTCTTCGTCGGGGTTTCTTTGATCGTAGTCTGTCCTTCTGTGTTTCAGTGGGTTTTGCGCTGCGCGGCCAATATGTCAATAGGAAATGATGGTATGGGTATGGGAGTAGGTGGGTATATTCAATCTGAGCGCGTTGAGTACGCTCTCACAAACGATGCTGCAGAAGTTACCTTGTCATTTCCATCCATGTTCGAGCAGAAGCTTAGCCAGTTGAGGAATAGATGCATGAAAATAGATCACGTAGTTCTGGAATATCGCAGTCAGGTTCCAATTAATGCTGTTGGTCATGTCGTGGTAGAGATACACGACATGAGATTGACGGAGGGGGACACAAAACAAGCGGAATTCACAATTCCGATCAAATGCAATTGCAACCTGCACTACTACTCTTCCTCATTCTTCTCTCTCAAGGATAAGAATCCTTGGAGAGTTGAATACCGAGTGGAGAACACAAACGTCGTGAATGGGGTACACTTCTGTAAGATGCTAGGGAAATTGAAGCTGTCGTCGGCTAAACATTCGACTGACGTCGAATTCCGACCACCAAAGATAGAAATACAGACCAAGGAATTCACTATGAACGACATTGATTTCTGGTCTGTGGGTTCCAAACCACAAACAAGGCGTCTTGTAGATGGTTCAAGGTTAATGGGACATAGTTCAAGATCGTTACGGGTACCCTATCTGGCTATAGGTCCGAACGAATCATGGGCAAGCAGATCGGAGATCGGACTTTCGTCCGTCACCAGCAGACCATATAAAAATCTGAGCGGATTGGATGATTCGGCAATTGATCCAGGTCCATCGGCATCACAGGCGGGGAGTATTACAAGGGAAGAGATTGCAGATATAATTACGGAAGACTGTAGAGCAATGTATAAAATCCAATGTAAATGCTCCAGTATCGAAGAGCGTGTAATAAATTTTAAGCCAAATTTATTCAAAAAATAAGATGTTTCTTCTGCATTTTTATATATTATCCAATGTAATTAAGAATTACATTGCTGTAAAGATCGACTTGTGAGGATACATCGCTTAACCATACATAATATAAAATAATTGCATTTCGGAGGGTGTTAGAATATCGTCCAGTACAGCTATCTTCTTCTTCGTCCTTGAACGTTACCCAGGTTGTGTAAGTTCTTGGGATGCAGTTACGAATGCAGAATTTCTTGATAGCGTTGGAATGTGGGGTATTGACAACGATGGATGTTTGATTCAGAAGTACGAAGCGTTCATGGTGGCGTTCTGCCACTTTCAGACTGCCCCTGCAAGCATTAACAGATCCAAATAGCTCAACAAACGGTATTAAAGGTTGGGTCGCAGAATAAATCTTTGGAGATTTATCGCGGACTACAACTATAGACATCACTCCGTATAGACCATTTGTTTGCACCACTTCGGTCATCAAGTCAGATTTACGAACAGCAAATGTCCCAGATATGTTCAGACTCTTTAGCTTGATATAGGAACGAACGCGGTTGTCCGTTCCAGTTCTTGTTTTTGATGGATACGTGACATATGACGTCATGTAACGATTGTTGTGCAGCAGATACTCCGAACCCTCCTGTGTTTCACAGATTTCCTTACGCGTATATTGTTTGGAGATTGGATCGCCAAACAGTTCGGTTGGAGAACGTGCTATGGAATGGGTACTGCGATAGCGCTTCCAGTTTTGATACTTCCGGGTCTTCCACAAGCGGAAACTCTTGTTTCCGTTGTATGTTCTGTTGAATGGGTAACCCGAACGACGAGGCGTGGAATAAGGAGAGGGAAACGCCATTTGGCTGGGATAGGAAATGTGTGGCAACGGAAACACCATGTAATGTCACATATGTAGCAGTTTTATAAACTAGTATTGTACAGCGTGCATAAAATTCAAACAAGTATTGTTTGAATTAAAGCATATCTCATAAGATCGAACGACGGATATGTTCGCAACATATTAATTTTGATCTCGACCGATCAAAATATACATAGCAAAGAAGGCAATTTGATTTATGTGAAAGACTTTATATAATGCGGGGGGACCACAGACGCATATAATAGAAGTACGATAAAGACATATGGGGAACACATATGCAGAAAAGAGACGCATTCACACATTTATTTTCCATAAAGTCTGTTAGTGGGATACACGTGTTGCAAATCGGACGGATAACGGCGTGCAATGATTACGCATCAACGGTCAGGATAAGGGGGTCAAAATTTTCGCGGCCTTTCGGT